AACATGGGCAAACATCGTCATGAGTGGATGGCATTTAGTGCTCGCAAGTCAAAGAACAAACGAGCAGATATTATTGCCAAATTATATCCAGAATATAAACTTGATGATTGCGAATTGTTGGCAGCAAGTATTCCTGACCCTGAGTTCAAGGCAATGTTGGTAGAATTAGGTTGGAATGATAAAGAAATTAAAGAGGCGTTGAAATGATTTTATTTGCTGGTGATAGTTTCAGTGCATGGGATGATAAAGAAACATGGTTACATTTTTTTTCTAACAAACTTAAATTAGATTTTAAAAATACAAGTATTGAAGGAAGTAGTTTATGGTCGGCATACAGTCAAATCAATTTAGAGCAACATAAAATTTTAAATAATTATTATGATTATTTAATTATCACATGTACAAATTATAGAAGAATACCATATTGCAGCAATGCACATATGTCATATTATACAGGAAAAGTTGAAAAAGAACCAATTGATACAGAAGAAAAAAAACATAACATTGCTCATTTAAACTATTATGAAAAATTTTATAATACTGAAGTACATAAATTTCTCTATGACAATATATTAGCACATATTATTACATATTTTCATAAACACACTAAAATAATTTTATTACCAAGTTTTTCTGATAGTTTAATTTCAATCAACGTTGCAAATAAAAATTGGAATAATGATTTTATGTATACTAACTTCTCATTGAATCAATTAGTTACAAAGGGACAAGATATGAAAAATCATATGAATACTACTACAAATAAAATTTTTGGAGAATTATTAGCAGATAAAGTTAAACATGCAAATTTTGGGCCACTTGATTTAACCATCAAAGAAATCAAAGAGGCAATGAAATGACACTTAAAAGTGCTTTTACTAATGCAGGTGATGTTGCGTTTATTAACATCCAAGAAACACATGGTGGACAAAATATTGATATTAGGTTCTCTATTGAAATGATGGAATTGGTTGCGTTCTGGAAGGAATGGGGACCAGTGTTTAAGAGTAATAATACTAGTGTGATGGATGCACTTAATAGTGTCAAAGTATTGCATGAAATAACAAAATGAATATTGACTTTCTTACAGTTGTATATCGTAATGATCTTGATTTTTTAAAAAAACAAGCGCAAAGTTTTTCAACTTATGTTAATGATGATAATGTAAAAAATCTTTATGTTATTTTAAACGATGATAATTTAACACATGCCGATATTGATATATCTTGGTGGAATACCAATAAAGATAAAGTGCGAGTAATTCATCGTAATGATATTGGTTATTTCCCACCAGCAACATTATGGGGTTGGTATACACAGCAATTATGTAAAATTTTAGGAACTGCCAATTGTGAAAGTGATTGGTGTTTTATTTTCGATTCTAAAACTTTTATGGTTAACAAATTTTATATAAATTTAGTATTTCAAGAAAATCGTGCTAGATTTTCAAAAGTTAAAGTTAGTGAATATTGGCAACCTGGATTTTCATATCTTAAAAAAGTATACAATGTTTTAGAATTAGATTCATGGGTAAGTCCAGGTGGTGTGCCATTTATGGCGCATGTGCCTACTATGCGAGCAATGGTTGATGATAATCTAAACTTTATTGAATGGTTTCATACACATTGTCTTTTTTATGATCCAAATATTCCTGATTCTGATGCTATTTCTGAATTTCTGTGTTATTCTGTTTGGGTTTTTAAAGAAAATTTATTTAAGATACTGTATAATGGAAAGCAACTTACTACTAATTATAATTATGAACAATCAATGGCACAAGATTTTGAAGAGTGGATGCAACGAGTAGAAGATGAAACCGAAATAGGAAAAGTATTTACTGCCAGTATTCATCCTACTGCATTTAAATTATTAACAACTAATCAACAAGAACGTTGGCTAAATTATTTAAAAAAACGGAATATAATATGAAAGCATTGTGTATGGTAGCACATCCTGATGATTGTGTAATTTTTGGTTACCACTATATAATGGAACACAGCGATTGGGATTGGAATATATGCTATCTTACATACAACTTGCCACATGAACGAGCCATAGAAATGAAAAATTTCTGGACATCTCGTGGAATTGAAACTAATTTTGGTGGTTTTATCGACGATTGGAAATCGGTAAAGAATGGGGAAATAGGATTCAATGATATCGATGCAAAGAAATTTATAGATTATCATTGTTATAAAGCAGATACTATTTTAACTCATAATCACTTTGGTGAATATGGTCATCCACATCATTTATTCATTAATCAGGCAGTGCAACACATTAATGTCCCTAAAGTATATTTTGGTCATCATCCTGAATATGGCAGTTATGCTATACATGGAAATCCATCGTATGATTTAAGTGAACTGCCAATACATAGAGATATTATTAATGGGTTTGATCTTACTATTAGTCAATATCATACGATTCCAGAGTTAAAATTAAATGTTTGATATATTTGTTGTTGTATGTAAAGATGATTTTCCACAACTAAAAATACTTGCCAGAAGTATTGATAAATTTTGTCACAATTTTCCAATTAACAAAATTGTTGTTGTTGGCAATGATCATCATGAAAATATAAATGATGCGTTAACCAATCAATGTCATTACTTTGGTTCATTTGCAAACAAGGTAAGCATACATAATTACAATGAAATATATGATGGTCCATGGCATGATGGATATGATGTTCAACAGATACTAAAGTTAAATGCATTTAAACTTTGTAACAGTAAATATATTATGATTCTTGATGCTAAGAATTTCTTTGTCAAACCTGTTGAGTTAAATGCGATAATTCAACGCAATAAATTACGAGCAGTATATGATACTACCGCAGAATTTTGGTTAGAAAATAAAATTTTTACACATAGCCTATTTGATTTATCATCTGATAGCCGTCAAATAATGGTAAGAACTCCTTTTTTTATTAAACGAGAAACATTAAAAGAATGTCTTGATTATATTGCAGAACACTTCAATTATCTACCGCAAGATATTATTGGACATAATAAAGAAGATAAAACAAACGAGTTCATGCTTCTACAATCATTTATTTTAAAAAAATATGGCAATTTTGAATCGTATTTTTTCTTTACGAATGACAACCCACAGTGCGGAAGTTATAATAGCGGAATATGGCCAATAGATATTGAAAGATGGAATGATTTTCATTGGGATTTAATTGATGGTGCAAAAGTTCCTAGAAATTTAGAACAAGTATTAACATTGGAATGGGCGGTGGGTGACAATATTTTTTGTAGCAGTGTGCATCGTAGGTCTATCAGACTTATGACGGATGATGTTATTGAACAGTTAAAATTGTTTTGGATAAAACTTGATCTATGTAATTATAGCGAGGCAACCGATGTTATCAACGGTATAAAAAATTATGTTTGATTTATTTGTTGTTGTTTATGAAAATGATTATCCTCTTTTAAAGATACTTGCTCACAGTGTTAGTAAATTTTGCCAATCATTACCAATTAATCAGATTGTAATAGTTGAAAATTCTAATAATCCCACATATAATATTGAAGATATTAGTTTACACTTTGGCAATCTTGCAAGGTTCGTTAAAATTGTTAGATGGCAGGAAATTTATAGCGGTCATCTTACCGAAGATGGATATGTGCGTCAACAAGTTCTTAAACTTATTGCACATAAAGCATGTCACGCCGAGAATATAGTAATATTAGATGCAAAGAATTTTTTTATTAAAGAAATCAATGAACATACTTTTATAAATGATGGTAAACTTATTGCGCAATATGACAACGATATATTAGAAGGTGATTTGCCATGTTATCCATTGAAAAAATATGTATTTGATTTATTTAATATTGATATGTCTGTTAAAACATTACCAATAGTTACACCATTTTTAATTAAGCGAAAATTTCTTGAAGAGTTGGAAGTAGTACTGTTATCTGATTTTAATTTAACACCTGACAGTTTTTTTGGAAATTTTGTGCCAGCACACACAAATGAATTTTATCCTATGCAATCGCATATTATATCTAAGCATGGCAAATTAGAAGATCATTATTTTATAACAAATGATTTTGTCAACAGTTTATGGGATAGAGATTTACACTTAATTACTACTGATATGTCCTTATCAAAATTTTTAACACAATCTTATATGACAAACAGTAATATATTAGTGTCTGGTATACATCGTCGTGCTATTATTAAGATGAACGATGATTTACGAAATCAAATTATTGCCTTCTGGGTTGATACTGGCATATGCAATATTGAAATTGCCACCGATATCATCAATGATATTGTAAACGAATAACTGGTGTGTTAAAGTATGGTTATGAGTGAATTGCAAAAGATTGCAGAAGAAGCAAGGCGTGATATGAAATCAGGCGAACACAAATGCAAATATTGTGGTCAAGGTTTTGTGCGTGAAAGCACCCTTCAAGTTCATCAATGTGAGCCAAAGCGCCGTGATTTGCAGCAAGGTGAAAAAGGTGTTATCATTGGATTTCAAACTTGGTTACGGTTTTATGAACTTACTCAAGGTTCAGCAAAGTTAAAGACTTATGAAGATTTTTGTAGCAATAACTTCTACAATGCATTTGTAAAGTTTGGGCGGCATTGTGTTGCAATTAGTGCAATTAATGTTAAACAATTTATGGATTATGTGCTAAAGAATCAAATCAAGATTGATAACTGGTGCAAAGATAAGGTTTATGAAGAATACCTATATGGATTGTTGCGCAGTGAAAGTTCAACTGATGCGCTAGAGCGCAGTGTAATTACTATGCAAGAATGGGCAGAAGAAACTGGCAATCAAATCAACGACTATTTCAATAAAATAAGCAACAATCGCTTGGTATTGCATATTACCAATGGTCGTATTTCACCATGGGCAATCTATTGCTGTGATAGTGGCATTGAAAAGTTGCAAACGCTATCCGAAGAACAAATTACAATGCTAATAACATGGATTGATTTTGAATTTTGGCAACGTAAGTTAAAAGATTATACGGCTGATGCTGAACTTTCTCGTCATATTATGGCGCAAGCAGGTTTCTAATGACTAAAGAAAAACAAAGATTTGTTGTTCCTTCGCCAATACCAGGTATTAATTGTGGCAAAGGTCTTAGTATGTTAGTTATTTCTGATGTTAAGTTTTGGCAAGCAAATGAAATTGAAATTCGAACATGGGTAAATGCTAGTTTAAAAAAAGTATCACCTGCGTGGGAACAATGGGGAAATAAAAGTTGGCAAACTGGCATGGTATTAGTATTTGCCGATGAAGAAGATCGAATGTTATTCTTGATGAGATGGTCGTGAGTCATATCGATATTGAATTTTCCGAAGATTTATGGAATCATGACATTGTTGAAGTTGGAATATGGCTTGACGAGAATATGCCCAACCCACCAAATGATGAAAGCCCAAGATGGTTTATTGGCAATGGTCAAGAGTATCGCTGGGGAATTAGATTTTATGATGAAGAAGATGCAGCATTGTTTATTTTGCGTTGGGGATTCAAATAATGGACATTGACATAGACTTTGGAAACCGTGAGGATATCTTGAAACTTATCAAGCATATTCCTGCGAGTATTACTCGTGATGGTGTTGTTGTCAAGCATAACACTGGAGTCTATGTCAATACTATTCCTTATAATCCGCTAACAGGATTATCCAATATTGATTATAATGAAGCCGAAGAATTAGGTTATATGAAATTAGATATGTTGAATGTGCATATCTATAATTTAGTCAAGAGCAATGAGCATCTTGATGAGTTAGTCGCAAAAGAACCTGATTGGAATTTGCTCAAAGATAAAGAATTTGTTGATAAGTTGATGCATCTCAACAATCATTTTGATACGGTGCAGAAACATTTTCCCGATACGCTAGAGAAATTAGCAATGGTATTGGCGTTGATTCGTCCAAGTAAGCGATATCTTATTGGCAAACGATGGCGAGAGATTGCAGAAGAAATTTGGATTAAACCTAGTGAAGGTTATTATTTTAAACGTGCGCATAGTTTTTCCTACGCATTATTGGTTATGATTCACATGAATCTACTTTGCGAAAAAAACGTGTGATTTTTTGAAGTAAGCATAAATAATATTATGCCGAAAAGTAAAAATTATGATAATTGGGTTAAACAAAATTATCCTCGAAAATGTGAATATTGTGAATACATAAGCAATAATCCAGCAATGTATTCATATCATAAAAAAACACACGACCCTATACCAGAGGGAAAGTTGTGTGATCATGGATGTGGTCAATTGGCTACAATTATAAACACACATGGAAAATATACGTGTTTGCCAATTGCACAAAATTGTCCTGAATATATTAAAAAACATTCTAATTTTGTTAAAGAACAATGGAAACGGCCCGAAGCAATAGAACGAAAGAAGAGAACAAAAGAAATATTTTTAAAAACTTGTGCAAACAATACAGATGCAATTGAAAAAAGTAAAAATGTTAGAAGAAAAAAATCTGGTTTAATAACACCAGAAATTGCAAAAGAATTTCGTCATTATGCAAGAAAGATTAGAACAGCGGCACAGATATGGGCTAAAGATCAAGGATATAATTTGGGACGCCAAACCTATCATGTAGATCATAAGTTAAGTATTTTAGATGCGTGGAATGCAAACTTGCCAATAAATGTAGTAAACCATCCCGCAAACTTACAGGTATTAGAAGCAAATAAAAATTCAAGTAAAGGTTCTAAAAGTATAATAAGTGTTGAGGAATTATTATTATTGATTAAGCGAGACGCTTAACTAACTGAACTACACGACGTTTGGTTCTGCGTTCTGCAAGTTTGGCAATGGAAACAACATGGCCTTGCTGTTCTTGGATATCTTTGCATGTAAGAGTTACAGTGCTGTAACGGAAAGGATTCCAAGTATCTTTTAAGAATATATTTATTGGGATAAGACGGTTACTTTCCCACCACCATATTTCTGCTGCTTCTAAAAAAGCAATCTTATCTTTATCTGTTCGTAGTTTGTTAAATGCATACATGCTAATGATATCGTTGTCAAAGTTTTGAATGACACCAATGTAATCACTATGCGTGTATCGTATATAACTTAGGAAGGGATATTTTTCTAACATTTGTTCAATTGAAATCATAATAAATATATGCGGAGTCCATTGTTGTGCAGCCAATTTCAGGTTATTTATATAAACAAGTTATAACAGTTGTAAAGAATAATGACTTTGCACCTCACAGGGAGAATCAGTTAGTGTATGCTCGTCCATTACAAATTTATAAAGGTATAGATAATAAATTTCAGATTCTAATTAAAAATGCCGATCAAAAGCCTGTGAGTTTATTAGATAGTACAGTTTTATTTAACCTTATTGATCCTACCTCTCAAGAATTAGTGTTTAGCAGAAACCTAGTCGTTGTTTATACCGATACTGGCACTGCAACCGCCACAATGGAACAGACGCTGTTAGACAATATTAATGCTGGCTTATACAATTATAGCATTGTAGTTACCAATGGTGAAGGTGAACAACAGATTGCTTATAGTGATGACAACTATAATGCACAAGGACAAGCACGAGTAAACGAAAATGTTTATCCTGCATTTGTGCCAACGCTGCTGCCTACTATTTTACAATATGGCAATAACAGTGATACAAATTATATGAATGTTGCTTACACTGGCACCAGTGTCATTGCTGATCGTGTTAAGGGTGTAGCAGTACAACAAACGGTTCAGTACAACGCTAATGCATTTACTGGCAATATTGATCTACAAATCACGCAAGAAATACCAACCACGTTAAATCCAAACTCTTATATTACTATTAACACTGTTGCACTTAACAACTTTAGCGGTAATGGATATTTTAACTTTCAAGGCAAGTTTAACGCTGTTCGTTTTAAAATCACACAAGTTAATGGCACAGTGAATTATATCGCATATCGTCCTTGACTTTTGCCATAAATCTGTTATATTAGTTGTATGGAAATAACTGACCAAATCCTGCAGCATCTGCCATGGAAACGCAAATCCACACCTAGCGGTTGGATAAGTTTCAATGCTGTCTGCTGCCATCATAATGGTCACGGTGTAGATACTCGTGGTCGTGGTGGTGTTATGCCGTCACCAGAGGGCGGTATTACTGCTCACTGTTTTAATTGTCATTACACTGCCGCTTGGCAACCAGGTAATCGTCTTTCATATAAGATGCGCCGTTGGATGGCTTGGCTTGGTATTGCCGATGATACTATTTCTCGTCTTAGTTTGTTTGCAATGGCTACTGCATCTGCAGAACCAATTGCGCCAGAACCACGGCAATTGCCTACCTATGAACCTCGTGAGCCATGTCCTGGTCGTCCTATTACAAGTTGGTTAAATGATGGGTATATCAATGAAGACGATTATAATTCTCTTGAAACTGCTATTAATTATCTTGATTCTAGAGGGTTTGGCGATAAGCTATCTGATTTTTACTGGACAGACGACCCTTCTTTAAGAAACCGTGTGTTAGTTCCATTTACTTGGAAAAACAAACCTATGGGATTTAGCGGTCGGTTGTTTGAAGATGGTAAGAAGAAGATAAAATACTTCTCTAACTATCCAAGCAATATGATATGGGGATATGACAAACAACACAAGGATGCAAAGTTTTGTATTGTTGTAGAAGGATTGCTTGATGCGGTTGCTATCGGTGCGCTTGCAATTTGTTCGAATGAAATTAATGATGGTCAGGCTCAAGTTATTGAAACATTAGACCGTGATATCATTGTTGTACCTGATCGTGATAAGGCTGGTGGAGCAATGGTTGATGCTGCGCTAAGGTATGGGTGGAGCGTGGCATTTCCTGATTGGGGCGATGGTATTAAGGACGTAGCTGATGCCGTTGCAAAATATGGCACATTGTTCACGATGCGCAGTATTTTAGATAGTGTGCAAACTAATAAGTTAAAAATTCAACTCCATACTAAAAAATGGTTTTGACAATCTCAAATGAAAAGTATATAATTACCTAATGGCAAAAACATACGATAGCGCAATACAAAAGTTATTCGTTGAGATGATGTTGAGTGATCCGCAAAGCTATGTGCGTGTTCAAAACATCTTTAATCCAAACAACTTTGACCGTAGTTTAAAGGGTGCAGCAGAGTTTATTAAAGAACACTGTGAAAAGCACACCGTTATGCCTATTGTTGAGCAGATTAATGCTGCTACCAACAATACCTTTGCTCAAGTTCCTGGCATGACTGATGATCATACTAGTTGGTTCTTGGAAGAGTTTGAAGATTTTACTAAGCAAAAAGAACTTGAACGAGCCATTCTTGCCGCCGCAGATTTGCTTGAGAAAGGTGACTTTGGTCCAGTTGAAAAACTTATCAAGGATGCAGTTCAAATTAGTTTGACTAAAGACCTTGGAACCGATTACTTTGCTGATCCCAAAGCACGTTTGATGAAAATCAAAGATAATAATGGTCAGGTTTCGACGGGGTGGAATGCACTTGACCAGAAACTCTTTGGCGGTTTCAACAAGGGAGAACTGAATATCTTTGCTGGTGGTTCAGGTAGCGGTAAGTCACTGTTCATGCAGAACATTGCAGTTAATTGGATGCAACTTGGTCTCAATGGTGTATATGTTACGCTAGAATTGAGCGAAGAACTTACCTC